TGACGTTTTTCAGTATCTTTAACACGGGCCATCTTTATCTCCAAGATGGTAATTTTGTCTATTAGTTCACCTAGACTTATAGGTGCTAATATTTTCATGGATTATCCTTTTCAAATTGAGCTAATTTTAAATCATGCACACACATGTCCGTGACCAGCTCTTCGAAGCTAGTTTTAGGTTGCCAGTTTAACTTGGTCTTGGCTTTTGTACAATCGCCCAGCAGTAATTCTACCTCGGCTGGACGATAAAAGTCTGAACTAATGCACACCAACAGCTGTCCTGTGTTGGCATCATAACCTCGTTCATCTATGCCAGTTCCTTCCCAATGCATTTTAAATCCCATTTCAGCTGCTGCCAGCTCACAGAATTTACGCACTGTCTGAGTCTGTTCCGTACTGATGACAAAGTCTTCGGGTTCATCTAACTGCATCATGGCATGCATGGCTACAACATAGTCACGGGCATGACCCCAGTCTCGTTTGCTGTCTATGTTGCCCAACACTACGGGTGACTTGGTTGACCCAACTGCCAAACGGGCCAGATGACGGGTAATCTTTCTGGTGACGAAGTTTTCACCGCGTCGTGGACTTTCGTGATTGAACAAGATGCCTGCACAGGCAAAGATGCCATAGCTTTCACGATAGTTAGTTGTAATCCAATGCGCAAATAATTTGCTGCAGCCATAGGGACTGCGAGGATAGAACGGGGTATTTTCGGTTTGAGGAGTTTCTTTTACTTTGCCAAACAGCTCTGAAGTGCTGGCCTGATAATAACGGATCTTTTTAGTTAGACCCAGACTGCGAATAGTATCCAGTATGCGTAAAGCGCCAAGAGCGTCCACATCAGCAGTATACTCTGGTAGTTCAAAAGAAACTGCCACATGGCTTTGAGCTGCGAGGTTATAAATTTCGTCAGGTTGGACATCATTGATGATATTCCTTATGTTGGTGCTGTCAGTTAGATCTGCATAGTGCAGATGTATTAAACCTTCGATCTTTTTAACATTTGGATGACTGATGTAACTGCTGTTGCGTCTGATCAGACCATGTACTTCGTAGTTCAGACTGAGCAAATATTCAGCCAGGTAACTTCCATCCTGACCGCTAATGCCAGTAATTAATGCTTTCTTCATGACAACCTTTCATCAGATTTAATAATGTACTAGTATATATCTAGAATTTTATATTGAGATTTGAGCCTGGATTATTGCTGTGAATTTTCTGCATGACTTCTTTGAAGCCTGCATCAGTTTTGCGAAGGCCTAGTCTCACGGGATCACCAAGATTGGGAGCACCTGTAATGGTCTTTACGACCTGTCCTTCTACCCCACACTTCGGGCAAGGCTGGGAACTAGGTAGATGCATATCCGCTATTTTTAAAACTGTTTCAAATTCATGTGTGCAATGGTTGCACAGATAATTGTATAATGGCATATACTTATTTATGTCCTAGTTGAATTGACGAATGCGTCACGAGCTAAATTTTTAGCCTTGCTTTCGCATTGTATATCCCAGATGTCGCTGAAGCTCATGGCCCAGTCATTGACTGCGTTATTCCAATAAAAGTCACTATGCGCTCTGAGCTTAGACTTCTTATAACCAGCTGCTAATAAAGTTTCCATGTCTGGTCTGGTATTTATATCGTGTTCAGGCAGATAGTCTTCACGACTCACACTATAATGCAGGGCAGGTCTGACACCTCTCCAGCTATCTATGATGGGTTTGAGTCTGTCATCGTCGGGTTCTATATACTCACCAGTACGAATCCAATGATGATGGATATCTAATACCAGTGCACAATGTTTGCTTAGCTTAGCACTCTCATCTATGCCCCAGCGCATTTCGTCATTCTCTATGGTAATGGTATTACGAGCTTCAGTACTTAAGCGTGGCAAAGCAGCAATGATGCCTGCGGCACCCTGCTTACCAGCTATATGCACATTGCATTTAAAGTCCTGGAATGTCTGACCATAGCCCATCCAACGGATTAGATCAGCATGATACTCAAATTCTTCTAGACTGCGCTCCACAATACGAGGCGTATCAGAAGCCAGGACACAAAACTGACCAGGATGAAAGCTAAGCCTAACGCCACCCATCCTACCAAGTTTTCCGACTTCAGCCAACGCTTTCTCAGCATATGCTCGGACATCACTTCGCTTCCAAAAGTAACTCCAAGTAGGCTCAGTATATACAGGCAAAATATCGCTGCCCAAGCGAACCATCCTTCTATTATCATCCAGTGTCCCTACCTTTTCAACAAGTTTACGAATACTTTCTATGTTATGCTTCATCAGTTCCCAGAGTCGCTCCTCGGCAACATCCCGAGTCTGACGATTTAACCAGGCAACCGTGGTCACTCTGGTGTTAAACTGCTTGGCTTCATCCAGGGGCTTAAATCCATTGATCTGCTCTGGACCATCAATCCATTTGCAACAAAACCCTACGCGACCCAATTTAAATTTTCCAGAATAACTATACCCAGTACTATCCAGGCAATTATGAGTGCTACAATCCAACCACTGGGGTCTTTTTCCTGATTGGATTGTTGTGTATAATAAAACCCAGCTTCTCTGGCACTGCGAGGAAAATTATAATTACGTGGATCTGAACCAGGGTCACGACGACCTGACCAGTTATCTGTACGACTATCTTTATTCAATTTCATCTAGGCGCTCCGCTAGTAAATAAATTAATAATATGGCTATGGCTAGTCCTATCCAGCCCCAAACCTTCATGGCCATGTAGGTGATTAAAAAACTAACTATAAAACCAATCATTTCCTTTTTGTATTTCATTTGATGTCCTTGTCTGAGTCTGGTGTAAATTTATCTGATCTAAATTCTATAAACACTGGTAGGAACAGGCTTCCCTGTCCGGTACTTTTGTCGTTGATACGTGCATTATACTTGACTGTAACGATCCGCCCGACGCTATTAAAAGCAGTAATGCTATTTCTATCATCATCACTAAAGCCCGAGCCCACATTGACCTTAACAGCACCATCAAGAGACTCAAGCACCAAAGCACCCAAACGTCCAGCATTTTTTCCTGTACCTTCCTCCCAGCCTATGCATCTGAGATCACATTCCAATTCACCCTTGAATTTAATCTGGTGTTTGGCTCTTTTATTTTCCCACACTTCGGTAACATCTTTGAGTATGATACCTTCGTGACCATTGTTAAAGTATTCGGTAAACTTGGCCTGAGCTTCGGCAATGTTGTTTACCATGTTCCATTCTACCAGATGTATGCGGCTGGTCAGAATTAAATTCATAAGTCGATTAAATCTATCGCCATAGATGGTGCGACAAGTCCCGGCTTTAAAATCCGCCACAGGTATGATATCCCACAACGTGGCTTCTACCTGAGCTGCTTCTATGCGGTTAATGGTTCCCTTGACACTTTTATTTAATATGCCATTGCCAGTTTTGCGATCTAATACCTGCCCAGCATTGACTACAATCAGCTCTCCATCAAATACTAAATTCTCACCACCGGCCAGACCAATGAAGTCTTCTTCTAGTTCGCCCAGCAGATCAATTTCTCGGCCATTGCGGGTGCGGAATTCAACCTTGCCATCCTGCACTATGGCATTGAACCGCATGCCATCCATTTTAAGCTGAGTCATGGCCGGCCACTGAATACGATCCACCAGCTTGGCGTCATAGGGACTGGCCAACATGACTGGATATTCAGGAATCAATCCGGGCCAGATTTTATTAATGGTGGCTTCACTTACACCACAGCGCAGATCCTTGGCCAGGATGCGTTCTATGATAGTGGCATCGCTTGGATGTACACTGCCCAGGACAATTTTCAGATGCTCAATGCCTGCATTGCCCGTGACTGTTCTGCTGCTAAGCAGACTCAGTCTGGACATGGCTGATTTTAAGCTATCTTTGCCCTGGGGCTTATGATCGGGAATTTTACGTATATAGAATTGAGTATAAGGATCATAGGCAAGACGGAATGCTTCCTGCAGATCCTCATTATCTCTGTGGCTATTCAGTACAGCTTCTTTATGAAGTCTGCTGGCACTGCTGTTAATTTCATCTAGTATTTTTAATATCATAACACCATTCTATATGAAGTCGGTAAGAAAGTCAAATGATTTGTTTACTGCCCGAGGCAGTTGAATATTCATATACTTTGATCTTTATTTCCTTACCCGGATGATCTGCCTTAATTTTAGACACCAGATCTGGTAAAACATCTAAACTCATGATGGCACCATGCATGTTCCAACCCTTGTTGCGTCCTAGGCTGTCTATGGCAGCATATTCTAACAGCAAGTGTTGCTGCATGATGTTATTCAAGACTGCCGCCTTCGGTATCTTCTGGTCGTTTTATTTCAATGTTAGAAATGTGTGAACCATAATCCGGATCAACATTGTCTTCATACCAGCCAGGTGGTTGAGACTCAGGTGGTAGATTATTATAGCTATTGCTTTGAGTATATGCACTAGGTGTGATGTCTACATGACCATCAAATGCAAAACCAGCACCCTTGAGGAACAATTCAAAATTACCTATGACATCTGGGAGCATTTCTGCGTCAAATTCTAAAGTGTTGCTGAATGTTGTTCGACCATCTTCATTTTCATGGTCTACGGAAAATCTATAGCGTGGTTCTGGCATTTTAGTTGGCTCCTGTTACGTTGGTGTATAATTCTACAAAGTCTTCGTGTTGCTGAACTTCTTCATTTAGATTGCGTTTATGATACACACCAATCATCTTGCGAAATACTTTTTTATCCAGTGCAAAGTTATCACAGGTTAATTTAATGGTGTCATTGATCAGATCTCTTTCGGCTTCGGTTCTAGTAAGTGCATTGCTGCATTCCTGCAGTGCTGCTCGGATCTTTTTTAGATCTTCTGGATTAGTTATTTGTTTGGTCACTTGGTGTCTCCTTGACTGGTTTAGATTGACGATCCCTGAATACTGGTTTAATGGCTGCTGCCAGCTCGGCCTGGATCATCATGTTTTTAAATATGCTGCGAATCTTCTTGGGTGTTCCAGCAATCAACTTCTTGCTGGTCTTGCTTAGGTTAAAACTGCTGTTGGGTTTCATATGGCTCCTTGTTTAATCATGCGATAAATTTCCTGGCGAAACATTTCCATGCTGCCAATCTTACGTTTATTCAATCTGATGTCATAGCCGCTGCGAATTTCTATACAGCCTATGCTGGTGGGTAATTCATAATGACTGCTATGTTTGATGCTGCTCTCCCGGGTAATACTGGTAAAAGCCAGGAGTTCAGTAAGTTCACCCTTGGTGACATGACGGCTATACCAGGCGTTCATCCGCGTCTCATCTTGGCAATGTCTATGGCGTCTTCGGCCTGAAACACTGGTATGCTATTGCTCTTATGCAACTGGCCAATGCCAATCATAGCAGTACCAGTATACTGAGTAACTTCTTTTTTGGCAGCTAGACCAGCCCCAGTATCCAGGCTAGGAATATGGTGGGTAAGGCGCTTAGGATCAACCACAGGAGCATTATGCACAACTGGATCAAATCTGGTAGCTCGCGATATTTTGGTATTTTTAGGATTATCTTTTTTGATGTCATAGCGTGTCAATAACGCAGACCAGACTTCGGCATTGCGTCGAGCCTTGGCTGCGGCCTCGGCATTACGAAACTTAGGCTTACCTTTTTTCTTGCCCGTAGTACTATACATGGGCGGCAATAGATGCATACTCATAACAATACCTCACTAAAAACATCATTATATATGAACAGCACTGGGCTGTCAAGCTTTTAATAACAGGTACGTGTTCGGGTATGGTTGCCGTACTGGTCAATGGTTTCAACCCAAGCCGTACAATTCTGATAAATTGGTGTGCTTGGATATACATTGGTAGTCACTGGTGAACCATAACGTGGCTGACCTAATTCATAACCTATGACGCCACCAATTAACAATGGCATAACATAGTTATAGTTATTGTTGTAATAGCCACCATGACCATAACCGCCATGATAACCACCGTTGTAATAACCGCCATGACCCCAACCGTTGTGTGCAAAAGCACTGGTCGAAGCTGCTGCGAGTGTTAGTGCTACTAATAACTTCTTCATGTTTTCTCCTTATATAGATGCATACTCATAACAATACCTCACTTAAAACAATATTATATAATAAAACGGCTAGAATGTCAAGCTTCTAACTCTTTGATTCATAAGCACTTTTTGCTTGGAATATTCCGTGTTTTTTACCAGGCTACGGTGTCTATTTTTTAGACACTTTTTCTGTGAGCAGTCCAGGGAATGCTTCTCGCACCAGAGCCTCGGTCAGGCCCTTATAGGCTGTAGCTAATTTTTTGTCCTTGACCAGGTTAAGCATGTCGGCTTCGGTATGATGAATGCCCTCTAGAATCTGAATCCAGAGATTTTCCTGTTGTAGTTTTTTAAGGCCGGCTGGTCGTTTTGGATGACCAACTTCGAACAGATATAATCTGCGAGCCTCGTTGTAGAGATTACTCTGACCTAGTTCAACTGGGATATCACGCTCTGCCTTGTATGGCGCTGCTCCAGCTGGAAGGTCAATGACTACATTAGGATCAAAATTTAATCTAAGTATGTCTTTGAGTGTGTGGTTACTGTATTGTTGTAATACAGCAATTTTTTGAGCTTTGTCTGGAGCAGCAACTACCTGCTCTAGTATTTCAGGTACGGATAATTTCATCAAAAGTCTCCTAGATGATCTATTAAGTTTTTCATGCGGTGTTCAATAAAGTAATTCAATAACTGACTGCGGTCTTTTTTAGGACCATGTATCCAGGCCTCCAAGATGTTATGACGCACGGTGTCAGGTATGTATTCAAAGTCTATGAGGTATCGATTACGCTGGAAGTTACGAGCCGTCTCTTCATCAACCTGAGTATGAAACTCATTGATGTTGATGGCCTGCCAGGCTTCTAGTTTCTTACTAGTAACGGGCTTCTGGCGCGTCTCGGTGGTAAATGTATCATCGGCTGAAAGAATATTAGGGATTCCATCTCCTTTGTCGCCTTTGATGATATGCTCCATGAGATAGTTATTGATGCTCTGTTCAGGCTTGATCCATTTTTTATGGATAGGGCTGTACTGAGACACATTCTTGAATTTTTGTAGCTGTAT